TATCAAGCGGGTGTACAACGAGCGGCTTCAAAAGCACGACTTCTCTTGAAGGAGGTTTTCTACATGAGAGTCATCGTATATCAGGCCAGCGACACATCAGCCCTGAGCAAAAATTTCACCCGTGAGGAGTTCAAATGCCCCTGCGGGTGTACTCGGCAGATGGTGGATTCGGAGTTGGTAGAGAAGATGCAGGCTGTCCGGGAAAAGCTGGGCAAGCCCATCAAAATTACCAGCGGCTACCGCTGTATTCCGCATAATGCGGCGGTTAAAGGCAGTTCGGGCAGCAAGCACCGTTATGGGATGGCAGCTGACTGGCGCATGAAAGACCGCAACATCAACCCTGTGGCTTTGGGCATCATTGCCACCCAGTACTTCAAGGCGGTGGGTATCTACTGGTATGATGGTTGCGCCATCGTACATACTGACACCCGCGACACAAAGGCGACGTGGCTCTGCGATGCACCGAAGCACTATCCCAGCACGACCTACAACACGTTCATCCTGCCGACGATCCGCCGGGGCAGCGTGGGCGATGTGAACAGAACCGCCACGAAGATGCTCCAGCGGTTGCTGGGGCTGACCCCGGACGGCATTTTTGGAGAAAAAACCGAAAACGCCCTGCTGAAAGCGCAGGAGAAGCACAAGCTGGCCGTGGATGGCATCTGCGGCCCTGCCAGTTGGCGGGCAATTTCTGGGGCCAACAAGTATCTGTGACATAGGAGGAAACCATCATGGAAGCTATTCTGAGTTTTATTCCCGTGCCTGTCGCTGTCATTCTGATGGCGGCGGGTTTTGTTTCGCTGGCAGTCGGCGGTATCCGGCTGGGCTACAAGGCTACTGTTAAGAATCTGGCGCTGGATCTGGTGAACCGGGCTGAAAAGTCCATTATGGGTTCGGGGCAGGGGGCGAAGAAGAAAAAGCAGGTCTTCGCCGCCCTCCGCGCCAAATGCCCGGCCATCATCCAGTGGGCAATCACGGATGAAGTGCTGGATGCGGTCATTGAGCGCGCTTTTGACGCTATGACCGCGGCGCTGAGTACCAAAAAGGCTTGACGGATACATAAACGCCAGCTAAAATAGAACCACTTGAAAAGCCACGGCTTTTGTAGAGAGCGGCATTGCCTGTGGGCAGTTCCGCTCTTGATTTTTACATTTCGCCGCCCCGGCGGCATACAAAATCCCCCTGCATTGACTTCATCGGCCAGTGCAGGGGGATTTTTTTGTTTGCAGATTACCAAATATCGCCGTCATCGGCTTCCTCATCTGGGGTGAGGGCTTCCAGCATATCCGCATCCAACTTACCCAAATCAAGGGAAATGCGCTTGCCGGTATAATAGCCGATCACAGTCAAAACCGTGCCATTGAAATTATATTGTTTGCTTCCGCGCAGGATGCGGAGAGCCTGCTCCAAATCATTCATATAGTAAACCTCATCCTATTTTGGTAATGTAAAAGCGGGTGGATCCTTTTGTCCAAGGGTTGTGCTTGTCTTCTTCCTCAAAGCGCTTCTTCATGGAAAGCGCCTGTTCTTCGGTGCAGGTGCCACCAACAATTTTATCATAACTATTTTTCACATAGTATTTGACACCGACGGCGGCGCCGTGCTGAAGCGCTTGCTCAAGCGTAAGCATTCAGTTCATACCTCCCATCAATCACCGAACATCCGGCGCTCAGCGGCTTCCTGGCGCTCTTTTTCAATCATGGCGGCAATCCGGGACTTCTCTTTGGTGCTGAACCCCCAAGCCTTTTCGCAGGGGATGGCAACAATGAAGCCGTCCTCATGGATGCCGTATTCATTGAAATCTTCGTCAACGTACCGCTTGCAGTTGTGCGGCCGGTCGTTGAAGTCGTATTCGACTTCATCAGGAATGCGGGTCAGCTTGCCCTTGATGGGAAAATTGTTCAGCTTTGCAAACTCTCGGATGGTCATGGCTCTTCTCCTTACTCAATCGCTTCTTCAATGCTGCTGGTGGCATCTTCCAGACTGCTTACCGCATCGGACAGGCTTTCACAGATTTCCTCGGTACGCTCGTACCGCTCGCCGCTCTGGAAGTTTTCAGGGATGTTGTCCCGGTATTCTTCTTCCTCGGTCTGGATTTCCTCAAGCTGCATCTGGAGGGTTTCAAGCTGGTCAACGATGGCCTGCAGGGCCTTTCTGCGCTCTCTGTTCATATATATTCTCCTTGATTTTTCATCGGTGGGTGGTTATAATTAAAAAGCGAGGGCGGCGGCTCCTACCCGCCGCCCTGCTCTTACGGATTACTTGTTATCCGTGGGGGTCTCGTTGCTCTGAATGATTCTGTTGGGTTTAATCGTGATCGTTATCCGCTCTGCAAGATCGGGATGTTCGACCAAGATTTCCAGCAGCTCTTTCAGAGCTTTTGTTTTTTCATCCATCGGTCTGTTCTCCTTTCCGGTGAGCTTCCCGCTCCTCCTGACACCTATATTATACATCTTTTTGATTTACTTGTCAATGAAAAAGATAAACTTTTTTGATTTCGTTGCAAATATTTTTGGTTGACAAATAGCTCAAAAAGATGTATTCTTATAATCAACAAGGAGGTGTTGACATTATGAGTGTTTCGGATGTTATCAAGGGTCTCTTGGCAATGTCAGGAAAGAAACAGGCCGAACTGACAAGCGTTTTGGGAATGAGCAGCAATCAGGCTGTAAATAATAAAATTAGGAAAAATAGCTGGTTTGCCAGTGATCTTCTCAAAGTGGCAGAATTATGCGGATGTAAGCTGGCTTTTGTGATGCCGGACGGTCAGTGCATATATCTCAGCGATGATGAACAGGAAAAATAAAAGGAACAGCCGCCAGCAAA